GGCAGAGCCTGTCATGGATACATTATCCACCGACATCGAGCCATCCACGGTCACCGTCACGCTGCATGTGGCGGTATAGCCTCCGTCAACTGTCGTGACTGTTACGACGCATGATCCTTCCCGGATTCCTGTCACTACTCCTGAAGAGTTCACCGTTGCAACGAGATCATCTGACGAGTCCCAGATCACATTCTGATTGCTGGCTCCAGGAGGGAGGATGGTCGGAACCAGAGTAGCCGAACCTCCGACGCTGACGAAGAGCGAGGACTTGTTCAGGGTCACCCCGGTTACTGGGATGTTTGCCCCAATGACTGTCACGGTGCATTCGGCATACTTGCTGCTCCCGTCCGTTGCGTAGGCACGGATGACAGCCGTCCCTGCGGACAATCCAGTCACCCGGCCAGCCTGTGACACCGTAGCGACGGATGTATTACTCGAAGTCCAGGAGAGTGTCTTGTTCGTCGCATTGCTCGGCAGAACAGTGGCTACAAGGTTAGCTGATTCATTGACATTCAAGGACAAGGATGAGCGGTTGAGCGATACCGATGTCACAAGGACGGTGCTGCCTCCAGTGCCTTGCTGGGTAATCACGATAGGTGTCTTTGTGCCTGTTGTCCCGTCACTGAAATACATTGACTCATAGCTAAATGTTCTGGAAGATGAAGAGCTGTTGGCGGCAATATCGATGTATAACACCGCATCTCCGACACCGATAGCACCGTCACCGTTAAGGACGGATGTAGTGCCGCTCACCTTGCCATATCCGGTCAGGTAGCCGCTGTCGACGAGCCAGCCCCAAGAGAAGTTCCATCCATGCCGTGAAGGATCGGAGATAGTGAAGGTAACCCTCTGGGCGGCAGAGCTGATTGTGTCGTTATAGGACACGGTGGCATCGATGGAAGTGACCATCGTATAGTTCTTATTGGTAATCTGGGAGGGCATCGTGAAGGTGTCCACGATTGTCCCGTAGCCGGCCTTGGTGAGGGTCACCACCACGGCAGATCCTGACGCTACCGGTATGCCTCCTTCCCTGTATTCAACCGGCTCCCCGTCAACGGTCAGAGCGAGATTTGCATCAGAGGGTGTGTAGTTTATGGTCAGAGGGTAGTCCTCTCCGATGCCCCCTTGATAGATGCTCACAGGGATACCGGCTACAATGATAATCGCCTGACGCACCGGTCCGGAGTTGACCGTTCCAAAGAAGGAAATCGTATCGCTTCCGACTCCGGACATGTCTTCGGATGACATGACAATCCAATCGGGCACGCCGGTAACCGTCCAGGCAAGATCTGCCGGTGCATTAATGGCGATGTAGCATCGGGTCGTGGAGTCACCGGCATCGAGGGTGAATGAAGACGGAAGCACACTCACAGACAGATCCGTCTCGCCTTCCTCGTTGAAAGCGGTCTGCCTTACCGAAACGACCTGGATGGAAGATGCCGGAAGGGAGATGAGTGAGATGTCCGCCTCGTCATGGAGGAGGTCGAAGTTCCACTCTTCTGCAATGTATGCGATCTCCTGGGTACGGTAGAAGAGTGAGGGCAGATTGTCTGGCGTATTGAGTTTCCCTTGCAGCCGGAGCCTCGGATTGGCCACGGATAGGGCATTGTCCTTGGCGAGGAACTCCCCGTAAGGGAGAGAAGGGATGATGGCAGATGCCCAGCTCTCCACCTGATAGGTGTTGTAGCCGTGCTTCCCATAGACCGCATTCCACATGAATGGGAGTCCATGGTTGCCGATGTAGGTGTCTGCGAATGCCGGCTCGATGGTTCCGGCAGCCCCCCTCGCATTGTTATCCATGACGAGGGTGGTATTCACTCCCTCATAGCCGGAAGATACCGACACATAGGAGGAGTGGATGTATATGGTGTCCGCTGCGGAGAGGAAGTAGAAGCGTATGCGGTCAATTCGTGAGAGGTAGTAAGTCAGCCCACCGAACATCTTGATGTCGATGGTCTCCTCCTTGCAATCTGCGGAGTTGCCATAGTTGCTCTTCCCTACGGTTATGTCGTTGGTGAGTGCCGATTGCTGAATCCAGACTCCCCTGGTGTCCCAGCAGAACACCGTGAGCTGGCCGTCATAGGCGTCGACTCCGGTAGCCTCGACACATACCTTGAGGATTGCGTCCCGGTATCCGGACTGGCGGACCTTGAACTTCCAATGGATATAGTCGGGATAGCCACTCTCGTCTTGGGCTGAGGGGATATAGTCTTGAAGGATGGTCTGTCCCCTCTCAAGGGCGTAGAAGCCTCCGTCCGAATCGTAATGGGTGCCATCTCCGATCCATCCTCCCTGCGTCATGTCCGGATCTGCGAGGATGGACTTTGCGAAGTCGTTTGCTGCGCTGACCTTCACTCTGTTCTTGGCAGGGACTATCTCCATGCGGAGCTGTCCCACCGGCCAGACATCATTGCTCTGCATAGAGCCGAAGTCGGTGATGGGATAGGTATTCCCTGCGGTATCGGATACGACGCCATCGGTAGTCATGCTGTTGACATCCGTCTCCCTGATTATGAGCCAGGCTCCCCCTCTCTGCTGGATAGTCGCATGGAGGGAAGTCAGTAATTTCTGGAGGACATCATAGTAGGTTTCCCCAGCATAGGAATCGAGATTGACGGTGGTGTCAGCAAGGAAGAACACCTCGCTCGCTACATCATTCTCAATGGTGGAAATCATCTTGATAGGCAGGGATAGACCGGTAGCCCCCAGAAGGGTTGATATGAGGGCCTCCAGGCTCTGTCTTCCGAGAGCCGGATAGGCGTGCATCTTGAGCTCTCCGAGGCCGTCTGTGGCGGTCAGGGTGACATCATAGGGAGGGTCTATCCATGGAGCGGAATAGAGCTCCGGAGTGATGAATCCGTGCCATATAATGGTATCATTGGCCGCTATCTCAACCTTGAACTTGTACGGGTTGGAGGTGTAGAGGTCCGCAAATTCATCCTCGACGATGCACTCTGCCGGAATCTCAAGAGACATTCCACGAATGCAGTCATTCTTTTCCAGCCTCAAGGTCGGTGCTCCTCCGACGCTACGTTTGGTCACAGTCCCTGTATAACCATCCTCATTGATGCGGACGGAGATGGTCTTGCCATTATCGGAGACGAACTGGAATATGTATCTCGGTGCGTATGCCATAGCCTATCATGTTGTATAATCAGTCCTATTTCTCTCGTTATTGAGGACGGCTACCAGCTTGGAGCCGTTGGCCGTCAGAGTGCCGGTGACCTTAACGTTCATTTCACGTCCAAATGTGGAAGGACCAGCTGCGCCAGATGTATATGCAGATGATGCCACGGAAGTGGAATAGCCTCCCCCTCCCCAGCTCGATGCGGCATTGCTCATGGCCGCTTTCATGGTAGCGGCAAGAGCGACCATTGCGGCACCGGCTGCGACTGCGCCTGCGCCTCCTCCTGTAACGAGGGCAGCCTGCGCTGCTATGACTCCCATACCTTCCGCAATGAAAGCCTTACCGACGGTTGCGAGCATGTCGGCAACAACCGAGATTCCGGCCTGTGCGAAGTTGCCCCAGGCGTTCTCCCCATTGATCAGATCGCCGATAAGCCCTCCGAGGGCTTCAGACATACCGGCTACGCCTGACTCAAGGACATCTGCAAGTTCTATGATTGCCTTTTGCGTTGCTTCCGTATCGACTTGTGGAACCAGCGTTACAGGAGCTTTAAGTGAGAATGCCTGCCCCTGGAGAGAGGGTACGTTCTTCATCATAGATGCATACCCCTCATTGAAGATTCGCTGTACATCGACGTCATTGCGAACCATCTCATTCATGATTGACGACTCCAGTTGCGCAGCCATCGCCTTTCCTACCACTTGCTCCAAAGCCGATTCATAAGCCTCAATGGAAGTCTTTGCTGCACCACTGGTTCCACCACCAGACCCTTTGTTGATACGGTTTTGGAGACGCACAAGAGACTTCATCTTCGTCTCTTGCTGGCCTATGATGCGATCGATCTCCGCCTGGGCCATAATTGTCCGCTGCGTATCTTCCTTTGAATTCGATGCTTGCTCGTCAACCAGACTTGTCCATTTATAGATTTCCCTCGCTGAAGACTCCTGCTGGCGGCTTAATTCAGTCGTCAACCTCATGGCTTCGCTAATAGCAGCCTGCCTTTCGGCTTGTGATAGTGAAGAATCAGATGCTATCCTTTCATTCTCGGCGATTTCACGGCTTAATCTCTGCCACTCAACCGTCTTCAGCATCCTCTGATCGAGAGCCTTGTTCAGCTCCCCTTGGTATTGTGAAGCGGCGGAGGCTTTATCCATCGAAACGGAAGCGGCATCGAATACCGTTTGCCAATCATTTACAAGCCTCTGTAAACCGGCACCAGCCCCCTCAAAGCTATACATTGACTGGAAGGCACTCCTGGCCGTAGTTACAACCAGATTGCCTGCGGTGGCCCCGATCTCGGTGAGAGCCTGCTTAAAGCCATTCTTGGTCTTCTGCCAGCCGGCTCCCTGCCCAAGTTGGTCTTCCATCGCCATGCGGAAGGTGTCCCGGTATGCTTGCGCCTGCAATTCAAGATTGGCCCCAGCGATGGTATTGCTGAACATTTCAGCCATCCGGTTAAGTTCCTGAAATCCGGTTATAGCAGCCGATATTCCAAGACCGGCGAGAGCCCCCTTCAAGGCGATAGTGCTTCTCTCAAGATTTGTCAAGGCGGTCCCACCTTGAGACGCCATATCGGAAAAGAGAGCCGTCGCATTTTTTATGTTACGGCCAAGGGAGCCAAAAGCCCCGGAAGTGTCCCCAAGGACAGAAGTTATATTGGAAAGAGCCGACTCTCCCTGCTTCTGGAAATCATTGAGGGCATCCTTTGCCTCCTTCATCCCCTTTTTGAATTTGGAGGTGTCGGCGGTTACTATCGTTTTCAGGTTATTTCCGGCCATGGCTTAATCCCATCCAATTTTCTTGAGGAGATCCCGTGCGGATGCCGTGCGCTGCTCGTCGGTCATCTCATTAATCTCCTTCATTGCTTTGTCTTCACTATCGAGGGGTTCGTCCCACGGCATCGGCCAGAATTTGCGAGGATCTCGGATCTGGTCACTCTTCTTGAGATTGATGTTGAATAGCCTCAAGGCTGCCCCCCGTACCAATTCTCCGACATGCCTCCTCTCTGCCTCAATCTCCTTGTAATGGGCTTCAAGAGCCTCCCAGAATACTCCGACTGGCATGTCGTAGAAGTCGGAGATCCGTATTCCCAAAACACCTACCGCCAGCCCCCGGATGTCTCCCATCGACATGGGGACCGGCTCGGTGTCATCGTTCAGTCTTTTTTTTTCTCCTCGGAGGTCTGTGGAACCATCTGGGAGAATATCACGGTCACGGCGGAGCTCACCTCGATGAAGTCGCAGTCAGCAACCGTCTCCACGGAGATCCTCTCCTCTCTGCCTTCCTTCCGGAGTCCGTCATTCACGCAGGCTGCGATGAAGTGGGGATACCTGGAGGGTGGCAGCTTGGAGAAGTTCGCCATGCCCTCGGAGCTATCCTCTCCTACCGATTCGAGATAGGAGGCTATCGCTCCGAAAGTGACCGAGACGGGATAGTCAATCCCTTGGATCGTAACCTTCGCCATATTATGCCGTTGCGAAGGTCAGGGTGCCGGATGTCTTGAAGTCCACGGTGTAGGTGGCTTCATCCTCGGAGTTGGAACTCTCGGAGTATCCGGTAATCACACACTTGCCGGAGAGCTGCTTGCCGGAGCTGGCGGCATAGGTGAAGTTGAGCTCGGCTTCCGGGCCGGTTTCAAGGGCCATCTCTACGATCTCATCCCTTGTAAGGCGGTTGGTGGTGCCGGTGGGGTTGGAGAGGTTCACCAGTCCCTGGCAGGAGAAGGTGACCTCCTGACCGGAGACTTGCTGATTCTTATTCCCAGCATCGTCCTTCGTTATCGACTCCTTGATGGTCGGAGTGATAGTGAGGTCATCCTGGGTTCTGCCTGCAAGGGTCTTTGTGCCAATCTTGAAGGCAATATTGTATCCAAGTTCTGCTGCCATTTTATTACGCTATTTGAATTATGTTGTAAACAAATTCCACATTCCATATTCCCTCGACGCATTCCTTTGAGGTGGAAGAGAGTCTTGTCCTGAATTGAGCGGTGTTCATCCCTGCGAGCAGGGCGGTCTCAATCGTCTGGGCTTTCCCGAATGCTTCATCGAAATCCATGGAATAAACCTGGATGGTGACATCTGCGGCTATCTTGTACACTCCGTCCTTCGTGGAGAAGTATTCGGGAGTGTAGAAGTAGACGGCATAGGGATAGGTGTCTGATTCCGCCTCATAGAGGTAGAATGGCAACCCAAATCCGATGATGCCGTTTACGGTGCTTGTTATTGTCGTTCCAATCAGGTCTTCCATGTCATTCAATTTCGTATCCTTGTTCCTTCAATGATTTCTTGAAGTTCTCCACAAACCTTGTCTCATATCCGCTTACCGCCGTCTCATAGAAGTTCTCATGCTCCTGGCCGATATTGTTCTTGCGGTCACTCTTGTTCTTGATTGGGTACATGAACTGATGGGATGGATCTCTTTTCGATAGTGTTCCGTAGTTCTTCCAATAGAAGTGGAACCATCTCATGTTCTCGTCATCCTCTTTCATTCTAACCCCGTCCATGAACATTCCGAACCTTGCAATCACATCTCCGGTCCTTGTGGACTTCACCTTCGACTTGACCAGCGGCCTCGCCTTCTGGGGTATGCCCCTCTTGAGGTTTCGCTTCTCTACATTACATGCGGATCGCATCGCCTTCTTTGCCGCTTTAAGCAATTCTTCCGGCGCATTGTCGAACATCCGAAGGACATCGCTCACGCCTTCAATCCGAACAGGCATAGCTATCCGTCTATTGCAAAGAGCGAAAGGACGCAGACCGGAGAAATCCGGTTGACCATATCCACGCTCCGGATCTCATAGGGCTTACCGTCTACTACGACTTGCCATCTTGTGTCGAGACCGGGAATCTTGTAGATGTGGACCTCCAGACTCCTCCCATCCTCAAGGTTGCCGTAGTCTACCATCTCCGCAATCCGACGCACCACCTTTGCCCAGACACGGGAATGCTCCCTCCAGGTGTAGGTCTTCTGCGCCTGGCTGCCGGTTGAGGTCACCCTCTCCCGGATGGTTACCAGGGTGTCGAAGTCTCCAATCTGATAGACATCGGGCATGGTTACAACTCATAATTGCGATAAGGTCGGAGCAGCCTTGAAGATGCTTTCGGTAGCGTCTCCACGGAATCCATTGGGTTGCTGAAGAGCGATGAGGCTATCAGCAAGATGGCACTCACGATGTCGGCTGGGATCTGTCCCATTCCGGCGTTGTAGACCACCTTCACGGCCTTCCCGTCAGTTTCATCAGGGAAGGATACCGTGCCGGTGAACACATCCACCTCGCAAGTGTCAAGGTCAATGGCTGTGTCATCCACCTCGATGCCGTCCACCGATACCAGCGGACGGCTCAAGGGGACAACAGAAGAGAAGGGAAGCGTCTCGGTTATGGTGGAAAGAGGGATGACCCTCCCGATGAAGTGCTCGGCGGAGTCGATGGCTGCGGTCAGCTTGTTCATCAGTTCCCCGTCAAGGTCATTGGAAGTGATGCGGAGATGGCTCTTCAGCCTTCCAAGACAGAAGGCCAGTTGCACGGTGTCGATTTCCCTCCTTCTCATAACTCTTTATTTTTAGGCGATGATGTCCTTGATGGCGGCGAAGCTCGCAGGCTCGGCTACGAGGACATCGTTGTAGGCGTTGAGGACGAGACGAATGTCTCCGTTGGCGGCGAGGGTGTAAGGATCGACCACGATGTCGAGACCTCCCCAATGTCCGACGAAGAGATCCTCCCAGTTACCGAAGATAGCTGCGGAGAGTCCGGTGCCGGTGCCCTTGGTCAGGTTGTTGGGGACAAGGTTTGTCATCTCGACACGGTATCCGTTAGCGATGCCGTCCTCGATGAGGAAGCGAGCTGTATTGGTTGCCCTCTCGACGGTCTTCATCGCACCCACGACCTTTGCATTGGTCAGGTAGGCGAGCTTGCCACGGTTGCCGTTGCCGGCGTTGACTGCGGTCTCCAGAGCAACGAGGTTGGCCCATGTGAGGGCTGCTCCGTTGGTGCCTCCAGCTACGACATTGCTGCCGGAGTTGTAGGATGTGACGGCAGCGAGGATACCGGTAGGCTGGTTGCTGGTTCCGGTGCCGTTGATGGCGGCGTTGTCGATGAGCTGGGCGTGAGCGAAGGTGAGCTTCTCAATGAGCATCCTCTCGACATCGACGCTGGTCTGACGGGTGAGGTCACGGCTGAAAGCCATTGCGACGAATGCACGGTGAGGAGTCATGGTGGCCTTTGCCACGGTTGCCTTGCTGATGGAACCGGCACCGCCTTCTGCGAGCCATCCGGCGGTGACATCACCGACCTTCACGACGGGCAGGGTGCCCACCAGGTCGGTCAGTACGGTTGCTCCGAGCTGTCCGATGACGAGCTTGTTGCGGAGGGCATCGATGTACTTGGGAACCATCTGCTCGATCATGTTACCTCCGTCAGCGGCGGTGGTGTAGTTCTGACCGGCTGATGCACGGAGGAGGGCTGAAGGAACGACGAAGCCACGGGCGGTGAGACCCATGCGGTCATATTCGGCCTTTCCAGCATCCATTGCATCACGCTCGATGCCGGTGAGGTTGTTCTCGACGGCCTCACGGACGAACTTCACGAAGCTGAAGTTATTACCCTTCTTGGCCTCGTTCTCGAAGTGCTTTTCGGCAAGCCTCTGCTCGGCTGCCTCGGTTTCGTTGGCGATGTTGAGCTCGTTGATGAGAGCCCTCATCTCCTCGACACCCTTCTTGAGGATGTCGGCGTTCTCTGCGGTGTTCTGGATGCCCTTGACTTCGGCGATCTTACCGCTGAGATCCTGTCTGATTTCTGCGATTTTTCTCATGGTTATTGGAATTTTTATAAGAGCGAAGTCGCCTCCGCCACGGTTAATGTCCTTTGTAGTTCTGCCTCGTCGATGGCCTGCTTCGCCTCAACCTCCGGCTCCTCGGCTACCTCTTCGGGAGTCTCCGGTTCCCGGGGTTTCTCCGCCTCCTGACGGGCCACTTCCTCCTGACGGAACTGGGCCACTTCCTCGGCTTCGGCTTCAAAGGCTTTCTTCAAGGCATTGGGATTCGCAGGGATGTTCACCACCGAGACCTCCAGCAGCTCCTGACCCTCGAAGTAATAGGTCGGGTTGCTTCCGTCTACGGCTTCCTCACCCTTGCCCCAGGAGCCGTGCCCCTTCGGGAGGAATCCCACGGATACTGCACGGAGAGATCCGAAGAGAATCTTCTGGTAGACCTTCTCCGCCAGTTCATTGATTTCCTTGGGTTCAAATTCGATGTCTACCATCAGCTTTCCGTCCTCCAGATAGGCATGGCCCTTCCCGATTACGTTGTCCGGGTTGTCGGTGTCATCCCATCCGCCATAGACCTTGTGCTGATAGCCGATGATGCCATTCGCATTGAACCTCTCCAGATCCCATCCTTCCTGGTTGAGGACGGTTCCGGCGGTGTCCCTTGTACCGTCAGAGGCCACGAATGTCACCTTGCGTGACTCCTCGTCCTTGCGTACTTCGGGAACGATTGTTCTTGTGTAGACTTTATTCATCGTTCTTGGTATTTTCGATTTCCTTTCCCACGACTCCGGTATTGAGCGGATAGAGCATGTCATCCAGCCCGTCTCGGTGCTGGAGTCCTTCCAGCTCCCTCACCTCGTTGCGGCTCATGTATCCGTCAAGTATGGCGTTGTGGTAGTATTGGCTTCTGGCTGCGGTGTCCCCTCGGAGTAGTCCGTCGAGGATGAACTTCACATCGTAGTTCCCTATCTCGGAGGCGAAGAAGAGCTTGGTCTCCATCTCCATCTCGAACCGCTTGACTATCGGGCGCAGGGTGTACTGCACGAATTGGATGGTCTGGTGTTCGATGTTGGAGAAGGTCGCATGCGAGAGCTCGCCTATCATGTGGGGAGGGATGTTGAGGATGCGGCAGACATCCTGGAGGGAGAATATCTCCGAGTTGATGAGCTGGGCGGATACGGGATCGATGGAGAGTTGCTTGTACTTGATGCCGTATTCCAGCAGGGGTGTCTCATAGTTTGCGGATGACTCCCTGAAATGCCTCATAAATTGGTTGTAGGCATCGTCCCCCATCTCGCCATCCACCTCCATGACCGCACGGATATTTCCGCCTTTCTCATAGAACTCCGCTCCAAATTCCTCGGTTGCGAGGTTCTTTCCGAGGGAGAGGGCGTTGTATAGTACCGGATTGATGCCCTTGATGCCGTCGAGGGTGACGAGCATGAAGTGCAGCATGTCATCGTCGGAGTAGGTGTTGTTGAGCCATGTGAAGTCCGGATCTGCCATGCTCACCTTGTACCACTTCCTTCCGTTGACCACGGAGATGTTGACGCATGACGGATGCACCTGGTAGAGGGCAACGGGCCTGCCCTGCTCGTCTCGCTTGATGACGGCGTAGGCATTCCCCCATCCTTCCAGCCATGTGGTCATGGCGTTCCAGAAGTCGTATGCGTTGGTGTAGTTATTGGGACGGACGGCTATGAGCCAGTAGGCTGGCATCGTATGGGCGTTGACCGGTCCCTTCGGTGTGTACTTCCGGATGGACTTCGGCAAGGCTGCCACGTTCTCCGAGATGAGCCGGATTCCAGCGTAGAAGGCCGTAATCTTCAAAGCTCTGTCATTGTCGACATAGCGGCCCCTGCTGTTGTGAGGCAACGCCATAGCCAGCGAGGAGGGCCCGACAGTTATGCCACGCCTCTCCGCTATCCATTTGGTTAGCTTCGTAAAAAGTGCCATTGCAGCAGTTTTATCTCTGCTGCAAAATTGCCTCAACCGCTAATGGGCCCTGGGTAATATTTTACCAAAGTTTAATCCCTCCCGAGGAATTCTTTGGAATGACGGAAGGCGTTGTAGGAAGGGAAGAGATATTCTCCGAAAGTGTCGAAGTAAAGGTCGTTCAGACGCTCAAAGACCTGCCTCCGGCTGGTGTCAGGGTCCGCCTTCCTGGAGGCCGCCAGAAGCCTCCAGAACTCCGCCACAAAGCCCTTCCGGGTGGCGATCCTCAAGAGCTGGGATAGTTCTTCATAGTCCTTGTTCATACGGTCCTTAATCCATGGGTTGAATAGATCTTCTTGATTCCCGGGCTGGTCTCATCATTGAGCCAGCCGCCTATCGCATCGACAAGGGCTACAACCCCATCAATCTTGTTGCGGCTCCTTGCCTTATCCAGCTTGACATTGGCATTGGGATCTCGGTAGATGACAACATTCCTAAACATCCACCGGATGACGGGATTGTCGCAGAAGTTGAGGTCATGCTTGAGGACATCCGCCTCCAGCCTCTTGGTCGGGACAGACATGTAGCGGATACTCTGTTGGTATTCCATGAGCTTGTCCTCATACTTCCCGAATCTGGTCTTGATGTCCCACATCCCCCAAGGGTCATAGCATATCTTCTTGATGTCGTACTGGTCGAGCAGATCCAGGAGGGTGCGGAGATACCATTCCTCATCGAGCACCTTGCCTGGGAAGGTGGTAATCCATCCCTGCTCCCTCCATTGCCGGTAGTCCACTCTGTCATCCCTCTCCTTCATCTTCTCCTCCGGGATGCAGAAGAGGAAGAGGACGGTCATCTGGCGAGGGAAGAAGAAGGCGGTGGCGGTGAGGTCTCCCTTGCTTGCGAGGTCGATGCCCACATAGCAGGGCTGACCCTTCAGGGAAGCCACATCAATCGGAGCATTGCAGGCCCCTACATCATCGTCGGAAATCCAGACCTCCGGAGCATCGACCCACATGTTGAGGTTCTTGGTCATGAAGGCTGCGAGGGTGCTGCCTCCCTTGCTCCGTGCCTCGTTGAACTCCGATTCCAGATACTCCGGATAGAGTGATACGCCATAGTTGGGGTTGACCTTCCTCCAGACCTCCGGATCGTCCCAGCGGTCACCCTCATCCGGCTCATAGAGGAAGATGAAGTGGTTGTCCTTCTCTTGGATTCCGAGCATGATTTCACGGTAATACTGGAGGTCTCGGAAGTAGGGATTGGCGGTGTCCGTGCCTGCCGTGGAGATGGAGAAGATGAGAGGGTTCTTCCTCGCTCCCATGCCGGTCTTGATGACATCATATATCTCATTGGTTGCCCATGCGTGTCGCTCGTCACAGATGGCTGCATGAGGGTTGAGTCCGTCCTTGTTCTTGGTCTCCTTGGTCATCGGCTTGAACGAGGATGCCGTCTTCATCACAGCGATAGATCCACGGTAGATGTCGAAGAGAGGTGCAAGGGGGCTATTCCTTATGAGCTCCTTCGCAGTCTCGAAACAGATCTTCGCCTGTTCCTTGTCGACGGCTGCTGCATAGATCTCCGCTGCCGGCTCCCCATCGAAGTAGAGAAGATAGATTGCGAGAGTGGCTGCAAAGGTGGTCTTGCCGTTCTTTCTGGGGACATACACATCGGCATACTGGTATCTTCTTTTCTTGGTGTCCTTCCGATACCATCCGAGGACATTGGCGGAAATGAAGAGCTGCCAGTCCTCCAGTTTGATGGGCTGCCCTGCAAACTCTCCTTTGAAGTGACGGAGCTGGGCTGTCATGGCGCAATAGCGGAGGAACGGCTCCTCTCGGAAGTAGAGGTCTTCCCTTTCCCAGTCGGCATACCACCTATCAATCGCCAGCCTTATCATCTTGTTGGCTGGGATGAGCCCGTCCCTGATGGACGCTGCATACTTATGCACCCTACTGATCATCCGGTCCATTAGCACCTCCATTCATGATGATGTTCACTATCTTGGTGGTAGGATCTTCCGGATCTGTCTCCGCCTTGAGCCTCTGACGGTCATAGGGACTGAATCCGTAATTGGATGAGATGGCCTTCACCACATCCCAGCACTTCATCATCTGACGGAACGATGGATTCTCAACAGTCCCCCGGATCTGCCCGTCTTCGTCATACTGGTACTTGTACCTCCCATTGGCGTTGAGGTCTTCGTCGCATTGTAGGTAGCGGTCGAATTCCTTGGCGTAGATGAGAAGTTGTGGGAGATCCCCGTGTTCCAAAAGGCGAAACGACATGACCTGACGGCAAGCGGACAAATACATTGCCTTCGCTCGCTTTGTCAGATCCCTGTAACCGGCAACCTTGGAGCAGTTCATTATCTCGGTTATCTTCTTCCCGGACAAACCCTTGGTCCTCGGTCTGGAAGGCTGCATCGTGCCCTTCAGCCTCATAAGTTCCTCCGGCTGCTGACGCCTTCCGCTGTTAGCATTCCCTGCCATGCTTTCCTCCTTTTTTAGAATTCTTCAAATTACGCATTTTCGTGCAGAAAAGCGGGGGAGTGGTTATCAGCGAG